CAGGTGCCGCCAGTGGCCCAGTGCTCATTGACGGTTAGGTGACGGCTACGAGGGTGGCGCCGGACCTTTGCGTTATGCTGAGGCGACCGGCAGGCGCTGGTGAGATATACTGGCTCGTCTAGTTCCACGCGCAGGCGCTCTAGGGCCTCGCCAAAACCAGCGGCAAGGCGCACCTGGTCCGTCGTTGGGCAGGCTAATTCCGAACGGGAAAAGTGATCGAGCATGGGCACATTAACCATCAGAGACTTCCCCGCCGATCCGATTGAGGTGGAGTGTAAGAAGTGTGGCCGCAAAGGGCGTTATCGGAAGGCGACGTTGATTGAAAAACACGGCAACGACATACGGCTGCCTGATTTATTGGCGCTGATCGCTGGCGACTGTGAATTTAGACTGAAGAACGACGGATTTGACGTGTAAGTGGCGATCATCCCGTCTGTTGCTCACCAATATGAAATCGGATAGCCTTCTCACTTGCAATTTGAAAGTAAGAAAAGGTTACCGCCATGCCGACCTATACATGCACCGCCGCAAAAGGCCTGCTGAACCAGGGCCAGAAAGCCCGCATTGCAGAGGCGATCACCGCCGCCCATGCCGACATAACCGGCGCACCGGCCTATTTCGCGCAGGTCTTTTTTCAGGAAATTGCCGAAGGCGATCATTTTATCGGCGGACGTCCGTTGAACCATGAACATGTGTTCGTCTATGGCCATATCCGTGACGGACGCGCCGCCGTCGACCGCAAGGCGCTCATCCGGAAAATGACGGCCGACCTCGCCGAAATCGTCGAATTGCCGACCTTTTCGATCTGGGTCTATCTGGCGGAACTGCCCGCGGCATCGATGGTCGAATTCGGCCACATCCTGCCCGAAGCCGGCGACGAGCCGATCTGGAACGACGCGCTGCCGGTTGAAGACCGCGAAAGAATGCAGGCGATTTCAAAGTAGCGTTTTCAGGAACCCGGGGCCGAAAACCGGCGCTTCCTCCGCTCATATACGAGCACGACGTTTCCCTGACTCCGCTCAAATACGAGCGAATAAGCTAGGCAACCAAGGCTGTGGGGCTATCTATCCGGCCCTTAGTCGCGCCCAGAAGCGTAACCCGCCCTTGAAGTTCCTCTAGCCCGTAAATAACTCCCACGCCCCTTCTTTGGCCTGATCTTTCTCTGCCTGAATGTCGGCGTCCGCAGCGCCCTCGCTATTGGATTGGTGCGCCATTAACGGGGTCGCAGGTAGCAATTTGCATGGTGCTACTGAAAATCGCAAGAAGCCAGACGGGTGATGATAACCCTGACGATTTATGTGATGCGGCGGGTTATTGCGGCATTGCGTCGGAGTTGAATGATGCCGAGTGAGAATCTGACTGTGCGTCAGGCGAGGGCCGCGCTCCGAGAGGAGGATGAGGGCAAGCGCCAGGCGGTGCTTGAGGAGTTGGAAGCGCTGGCCGGCGCCGAAATTACTGATGTGCTGTCCTGGGATAATGCCGGAAGGGTGACGTTTCAGGATAGCGCCAAACTGTCGGCGCGTGCGCGGAAGGCGATCAAGAAGGTGAAGGTGACGGCCACGGCGCACGGCAACAATATCGAGCTTGAGATGCACGACAAGCTGCCGGCGCTGCGCTTATTGGCGAAACATAGCGGTCTGCTTGAGGTTGCTGCGGACATCCACCGACCTAGCTTGATCGGAATTAATTTGAAGGGTCCAGATGTAACGACTTACGAGGTTGTCGATGATGATGTGGATCGGGACGACGATTAAGGAATTGCGGGAGGAGCGCGGCTGGACCCAGAATCATCTGGCGGGCCTGGCCGACGTGCATCCGTTGACCATATTGCGCATCGAGCAGCTTCATCGATACGGCTCTGTCCACACGATTGAAGCTCTGCTGAACGCGATGGATCACGAATTGGAGATTGTAAGGATGGATGGTGATGGCCAGGCGAAACGCGGATAGGAGTGGGCGAAGGACCAGGGCTGCAACCGATGAGGCGCTTGGCTCGCTTAGTTTGGATTTTTCCGAGTCCCCGAATATCTGGAAATTTCTGAGCGACGACAGCTTTTTTTGTGGGCTTCTGGGGCCGGTTGGATCTGGCAAGAGCTATGCCTGTGCCGCCGAGGTGATGTTGCGTGCAGCCAAGCAGCCGCCTAGTCCGAGAGACAATATTCGATACAGCCGGTTCGTTGTGGTGCGGAATAGCTACCCAGAATTGCGAACGACAACACTCAAGACCTGGACCGAGATTTTCCCCGAGAATCAATGGGGCAATTTGAGGTGGTCGCCGCCCTTGACGCATCACATTAAATTGCCGGCGCGAGATGATGTTCCGGGGCTCGATTGCGAGGTGATATTTCTTGCGCTGGATCAACCGAAAGACGTGCGGAAGCTGTTATCGCTGGAACTTACCGGCGCCTGGGTAAATGAGGCCCGTGAACTGCCTCTCGCGGTCGTACAGGGCCTAACTCATCGTGTTGGGCGCTACCCTACCAGGGCCAACGGCGGGGCTCCCTGGCGCGGTATTTGGGCCGATACCAATCCGACTGATGATGATCATTGGTGGCATCGCCTGGCCGAGAAGGAGCCGGTCAAGGGGAAATATAAATGGACGTTTTTCCGTCAGCCGCCAGGCATGAATAGTGTGTCGGCTGATACGCCTGGCGCTATCCCGGCGGTGCAGAAATTCTGGCTGGTGAATCCCGAGGCGGAGAATATCAATAATCTGCCGCAGGGCTATTACGAGCAGCAGCTTGGCGGCAAGGATCTCGACTGGATTCAGTGTTACGTCGGAGGGCAATCATGAATATTTTGGTTTGATTAAAGCGGCCATCAAATTCGAACTTTATCTAACAAAATCAATCGTGGTCTGGCATTACCGCATTGTCCTGTGCCAATATTGGTATTATTCTAGACATTCCGCATTCTTTCGCCTGAGGGAGATCCATCGTGACATCGCCCAACAATAAGCCTCGTTCCACCAAGGGGCGAGGGGAGCTCTATGCCTCCGTTTTGGAAACCATCGGCGATACGCCCTGTATCCGGATCAACAATCTTGCGCCTGATGGTGTGACCATTTACGTGAAGGCCGAATTTTTCAATCCAGCGGGCTCTATCAAGGATCGGCTGGCTATCTCTGTTATTGAGCAGGCCGAGGCGCGCGGCAACCTGAAGCCGGGACAAACTGTTGTGGAATCGACGAGCGGCAATACGGGCATCGGCCTGGCCATGGTCTGCGCCGCGAAGGGTTATCCACTAGTAGTTACCATGGCGGATAGTTTCTCTGTGGAGCGCCGTCGGTTGATGCGGTTTCTGGGGGCTAAAGTGGTACTGACCCCTCGGGAACAAAAGGGCTATGGAATGTACCAGAAAGCCAAAGAACTAGCAGCCTCAAACGGTTGGTTCTTGGCACGGCAGTTTGAGACACCGCACAACTCAAATATTCACGAAAATACCACGGCCCGGGAGATAATGGCGGATTTCGATGGCCAGCGGTTAGATTATGTGGTCTCAGGCTATGGTACTGGCGGTACGGTGACAGGCATTGGCCGGGTGCTGCGAAAGGAACGTCCAGATACCAAAATTATTCTGTCGGAACCTGCAAACGCCCAACTTGTTGGCAGCGGCATTGCTCAGGAGCGCACGGACGAGGGGGAACCTGCAGTTGGTCATTCCGCATGGGAACCCCATCCTATTCAAGGTTGGACGCCGAATTTCATTCCGCTGGTGCTTCAAGAGGCCATAGACAACAACTACTATGACGATTTGATCCCTGTGGCAGGCTCCGTGGGTACCGAATGGGCCAGCAAGCTGGCTGCCAAGGAAGGCATCATGACGGGCGTGTCAGGTGGTTCCACCTTTGCTATCGCCATGCAGGTCGCTGAAAAAGCAGAGGCTGGGTCAGTTATTCTGGCCATGTTACCGGACACCTCGGAGCGTTATCTCTCCTCACCGCTGTTCGATCCAATTGAGGAGTATATGACCGAGGACGAAATCGGCTTGATGCGGTCGACCCCTGGCTTCCATATGGCGGACTAGCCTCGGCCCGAAGCGGAACCCGGACCGGTTATCGTTGGCCGCACCCTCAAGAACGTCTGCGACGCGTTCGGGCACGAGTGGAACTGGGGTCCCAAATCTTCTAAGATGATGCCGCTCGACTTCTCCGGGCCCGGCGACTTCTCCTGGAGGGAGCCGCACAGCGAGACCAATAGATAGGAGAGACCTTGAACGGCGCAACCATCCTGGAAACCATGCTGAGGCGCGACCGCGTTGTCGTGATGGGCGCCCTTGGGGTGATCGCCGGCCTGGCCTGGGCCTATATCGGCTACCTGGCCTGGGAAATGCAGGAAATGGGCGGCGGCAGTGCGGTGGGCATCGGTGCCGCGATGCCGCGCATCGAGGCGTGGAACCTGGTCGATCTGGTGACGCTGTTCGTCATGTGGTCGGTGATGATGGTGGCCATGATGCTGCCGGCGGTCTCGGGCATGCTGCTCGCCTTCGCCACCATCAACCGGCGCCGCCGTGAGCGCCACGAGCCTGACGTCGCCACCGCCGTGTTTCTGTGCGGTTACCTCCTGGTGTGGGTCGGGTTCAGTGTCTTGGCGACGCTGGTTCAATGGGGGCTGCAAAGCGCCGCGCTGCTGTCACCGATGATGGCCGGTACCAGTCCCATCCTTGGCGGCACGTTGCTCATCGCGGCTGGGATATTCCAATGGACGCCGCTCAAGGATGTCTGCCTCGCCCACTGCCGCTCGCCCATGAGCTTCATCTTGTCCGATTGGCGCGAGGGCATCGGCGGTGCCGTGCTCATGGGGCTGCACCATGGAGCGTTCTGTGTCGGGTGTTGCTGGGCGCTCATGGGGTTGTTGTTCGTGGTCGGGGTGATGAACCTGTTGTGGGTTGCCGCCCTCACCGTCTTCGTGGTCATCGAAAAGCTAGCGC